GTCATACACAGTAGATGTACCAGCTGGTACTAAAAGACCTTGAATATCAGTCAAGTTTCCTCTAGTAGTTGAATCATTTAAGTATTTCCAGTCAGATTTGTAGAAGTCATAAGAACCTCTTCTGAAACCAGAGAAACCTAAATTTAACGCCATATCTTCTGCGTTGTTGAATACTCCATAAGAAGCACCACCAGCAACGTGTGAATTTACAGACGCTAACATGTTATCAATTTCTAAAGAAGTGTTTCTATCTAAGAACATCATGTTCTCTTCAATAGCACCTTGCTTGTCTAATTCATTAAGAATAGTATCAAACTCACTTAAACCAGCATTGATTACATAAGCTGTAGAAACTCCAGCAGAGTTATATCCAGTTTGTACATCAAAGTCAGTTCCAGTAAATACTAGACCTCTTGATTCAACAGCTGCAAAAAGACCTTCAGAACCTTGAACACCAGAAATAGTAGATGAAGCAGCTACTTGCTCTGCTTCTAACATAGACATTTCTAGGTAGTCTTCAAATCTTAGTCTTGCTTCGTGTTCTGATTTTAAATACCAAAGGTAACCAGAAGCACCGTTTTCAGTAGTAACTTCAACCCAACCGATCTGTGCAGTGTCAGAACCATTAACTTGGTATCTGTCTCTTAAGATGATTGGTCTGTTAGAAAACTGAGTAAACCCAGCATCTATACTACCAACGATTCCTGAAGAACCTTTTGGATATTCATTACCATAAACAAACACTTTAATATCATCACCATCTGCGAAAAGAGCAGTACCACCAGCGGTGTTGTCAAATGCTGATTGTGAGTAAGGTAATGCAGTAATAGTTTGCGCGTTACCTCCAACGTTGATTTCAGAAACTCTACATTTAAGAGTGTTTCCTAATCTAGCTGATTCATTGTTTACTATGATAATTGTATCAAAAGCTTGTACTAAGTGATTAGCAGGTAATAGAATTGATCTAGCACTAGCGTCTACCACTTGTACAGTGTTAGCTCCAGATTCTAATGAATCATAAGCGATGTGTAATCTTCCTTGTTCAGACCAAATAACTTGATCAGAAGCAAGAGGCATTTCAGCTCCTACCATTTTAAGGAAACCAGAGATAGTTCTTTTTCCGTATCTCTCTACTTCCTTTTCATAAATCTCTGGTAAAAACTGCTGTGCGAATGTTCCACCGCCAGATGCAGAATCGAAGCTCAAATAATTGTCCCCAAATAGGGATTGCGTTGGACGTGGAGTTAAATGATTTAACTCAGCGCCTTGAGCAGGATTAATAAAAGGCATAATTTTTAATTTTTAATGTTTAACTTATTTTATTTGGATTTCTCCCAATCTTTACTTTGAAGTCATTAGATGAATCACCAGATATAGCCCTTACACTCATACCACCAGACTGAATAACATTAGTGTTAGTTTGTCTAGCAGACATATCAACATTTTTAGCTTTAGCCATACTTTCTTTTATAGCATCAGCTTTACCTTGTTGATAAAAATGATTTGCAACTAAATCAGGATTCATAGCTGTAAACAAAGATTTATGATAACCTTTAGCATCTTCAACTTGTTGAGTTTCTTTATTAGTAAATCTACTCACAAAGTTTTCAATATTCATCTGGTTATTTTTAACCTTATCAGCTTCGTTGATATTAAGTCTAAAACGTTTTTCACCAACTCTATATTCAAAACCTTTGAATTCATTGTTAAAAACATCATTTGTTTTCTTTTCAAAAATAGACTTATTTTTTTCAACTACCTTTGCGTTTTCATTGTATCGATTAAAGAAGTCTACAGCTTTTTGTTGTTCAGGGCTTAACCTTGAACCAGCTTTGACTTCAGCATAATATTTAGACTTTTGCCCGTCTAAGTGGCTTTTGGCATTCGCAACTTGCTCTTTTAATGCCAGTTTTTTTCTTTTAATGTCTTTCGGGTCATCTTCTTCTTCATTATAAGAATAAAGATCTTCCATAACAAACAACCTTTCTTCATCATTTAAATGTGGTTTTGTTTGCTTAAAATACTCACTTAACAACTCAGTGTCAGTCATGCTAGTATAATCTTGATTTAATCTAACATAATCATTTAGAGTACCACCCGTTTCATTAATGAACTCTACTACCTTTTGTATATTTTCTGGTAGTGGCTCACCTGTTTCTTGAGCTTCAGCAACAGCTTCTTCAACCTCATCTTTTAGCTCTTCAACTTTTTCTTCAACCTCTATTTCAGTAATCTCTTCAACAGCTGGAGTTTCTTCAACTACCTCTTCTGTTTTTTCTTCCTCTTTAACCTCTTCAATAGGTTGTTCTTTTACTTCTTCTTTTACCTCTTCTTTTGGTTGTTCTTCTTCTTTTTTAGATAAATCAACTTTAGCGACATCTTTTTCTTTTTTATCGCTATTTATTTTAGCCCATTTATCTAAATCTACTTTAATTGTTCCATCATCTTTAACCTCGTTAGGATTAGATGTTTCTTCAACCTTTTGCTCTTCAGCAACAGGCTGCTCTTCTTTTGGATCAGTAATTTCTTCAATTACTTCTTCCTTCTTTTTTTTAGCCATAATATAATATTATAAAATTAAACAAATTATCTTGGTTCAAAAGCATTCATGCCGAACCCACCACCCATTATATCATTACCTGAAGATTCAAAGTTTTTAGGTGGTTTATTAGTTTTTCTTTGATCTATTAATTCAGATTGTTGACTCGCTTGGATTTTTGTTCTTTCGTCCTTGCGATCTTCTTTTTCAGTTTCTCTTGCTTTCAATATTTCAGCTTCCATAGCTTTTATACGCATGTTCAACTCAAACTCATGATTCATTAATTCTTTTTTAAGCATAGCTTCTTGTTGCATCTTATTTATATCTAGTTCAGATTTACCTTGCTCTAACTGCATTTGACTTTGAGTTATAGCTTGATTTTTTTGAACTTCTGCTTGAGCTGCAACTTGTTGAGCTTGAGCGTTAGCTTGAGCCTGTGCTTGAATATTTTGCTGCTGTATCATTTGATCTTCTTCAGCTTTCTTCTTTCTTTTTAGTTTTAATAACTGATTAGCTAGCTTAACATTTTTTATTTCTCTAATATCGATAGCATCTTCTAAGTTTATACCTTGCTGTTGTAATGCTTGTTGAATATTATTTTCTAACATTGCTTTTTCTTCTTCATCAGGTGTTAACTCTATAAATATACCAAAATCATATAAATGTAAGTTTGACATTTCACTTAATGTAGCAACATTATGTCTACCTAATTTTTGAACAAAAGCTTCTTTAGTAGGTGAATACTCTATAATATCAGATATTCTTAACGATAAACACTCTGCTAACTCTGTAGTTAAAAATAAACCAGCTTGTAATATATGTCTTGTAGCAGTGTTACTGTTTGCTGCAGCTAATTTTTGCACGCCAACTAAAGTTTTTGCATCAGGCATACTACCATCACGCGCCTCGTTTAATCCGGTCACGTCTCTGATCATTTGTAGATAGTAGTTATATGTTTGTATTAGTGAAGCTAATTTAGAACCTCCAGATCCACTTTGTATTTCTTGTATTGGAACTTTACCTGGGTTCATATCACCGTCAGATGTAAACGATCTACCTATAATACTACCAGTTTGAAAGAACATGTTTAATGCTTCTTGTGGGTTGTAGTTAGTTCCATTACCTAAATCTATTTCAGCTAAACCATCAGCGTCTAAATATATACCATCTGGCACCATACGAGACATAACTTGCTGTATTTTCAAATGTGTTATTTGTATCATATCAGCAAATGTTGTTATTCTACTAACTAATGATTCAATTTTACCTTTATACATTCTAGGCGCAACTAAACTGTAGTTCATTTTTACTTTTGTATAATCACTCTTAGGCCTCATCATGTTAGAAGCTAACTGCCATTTTAACATTTTTTTAGTTCCTAATACCATAGCTCCCTCAAATAAAACTTCTATTTGTTTTGAAAGCTTGCCAAATTTAGCTTCTAATAATTCATTAGGTGGATTAAATTGATCGTCTTTAACTATAACTTTACTAGCGCCAGTTGCTGTAGTCTTTGTTTTATAAACTTGATTCATGTACGTTTTATAATTAAAATATAAAACTTGTACTTGATTTTTATCTTTGTTTGTAGACTCTGCTAAGCTTCTATTATAAAAACCAGTAGACTGATAACCTTGCTTACTCATTTCTTTTAAATCAGACTCAGTAAGGTTAGGAAACTCTTTTATTAATTCATTTATTGGTAACGTTTTTATTTCACCAAAATAATATATATCTTCAAAATATGGATCTTCTGTATAAGAGTAAACTATATTAGCAGGGTCAACATATTCTACTTTAACACCTTGAGATGTATTAAAGCTATTTTTTACACAAGCTATACCTAAAACAGTTAAATCGTAATTTATTTTTTTACGTATAAGTTCGTATCTATTACCTTCTAGCAAAACATTTATAGCTTGTTCTTCAGCTATTTCAACAGCTTGTTTGTAACCTAACTGCATGTGTAACTGTAACTCTTCTTCATTTTCAGGTAGATCTTGTAATTCACTTCCAGTTAAATTAACACCAAAAGCTTCAGCTGCAAAGTCATTTAATTCTCTTGACTTCATATCAGCAATTATACCTTCCATATACTTTGTTCTTTTTTCAACACCGTATGGATCTTGTGTATAAGCCTTAATATCAAATGTTCTTTCTGATATACCATTAACTACTATATCTACAAATTTAGGTATAATAGGTACTGGTTTCCAGTCTAAATTAAGGTATGATAAATCACCATTTATAGATAATTCATCTTTATATTTTTGAATAGCTTGTTCTCCTCTCGCGTATAATCTTAATTTATGGAAGTTATTTTGATTACTAGCAAATCTATTTGTGCCAGAGTCTCTTTTAAACCACTCGCTTTCAATAGCTTTACCTATTTTTAAACCGTAATCTAAAGATAACTTCTCTTTGTCAGATACTACTTGACTAGGAAAATAATTGCTCATGTAAGACTCAGCCATATTATTGTTTTATTAATTTTGAATGATACCCTTTATTCTTGTATCTAGCTATTTTTAAGTTTATTTTTTCTTTTTCAACATTTGATCTCGGTGAGTACAAATGTCTATTACAAGCCATAATAGCTAAACCACTACTAATAGTTGCATCAAATTTAGTTCTTCTTGTTATATCAAAACCAGCCCAATCATTTAGAGTTTGATTAAAAACCATAGTTCCATAACTACCATCTTCTTTTAAACCAACATGATCATTGATGTACATTTCAATTGCAGCAGCATGCGCTTGCTTAATATCTTCACTAGAGTTTGGCATACCGCCAACCTCTTTTTCAGCAACAGATAATTTATTCCAAATTTTATCAGGTCTATTCATCGAATAACCTCTATAACCACGTCTTTTCAAATAATACAATAGACGAGGTTTATTGTTCTCCGCGAGTAATGGCATCCCGTAAAATACTAAAGCCATTAGAACGTCCTCAAAGAACATCTCCGCGGTTGCTGGTCTAGCTATATACTCTAAAAAAAACTGACTAGCTGGTGCATCTTCCATACTAAACTTAGTTAAGCCATGTAAAGCACCTTTAGAACCTTTGCCATCAACTGTACCTGATATATCGTAGCTATCACATCCAAAAGCACCCATGTGCTCATTACCTGGATATTTAACTCCATTTTTTATCTTTTGCTTGTTTTGTATATGTGTCGGAGGTACCCAAGATATATTAAATCTACCTTGTTGATTTGGTAAAAACATAACAGTAGTGTCTTTTATACCACCAGCCCACTGAAAATTACCAGTAGTGTAATCATGTTTTTCCTCGTTAACATCTATTTGTTCGTATATTTTAACTAAATTAAATATACTGTTTTTAGTTTCATCTCTGAAAGCATGTTCTTCAGTTCTTGGAAACTGTCTATAAAATTCGTTTAAAGCATCTTGATCGTTTCTTAGACCATCTGCTTCGTTCTGCCAGTGATCAATAACACCTATATCTATGTAATCTCCGTAAGGTCCTTTAACTTCTTCATCCGGTGTTTTGAATACAGGTATTCCAAAAGAATCAATGAATCCCTCGTAGTTCCATTCCATAGGTATGAACAAACTATATAATCCCGAACTAGTCTGTCCGTTGCGGTTTCTTTTTGTAACATCTGAGTCATTATATAATTTTTTAAACTCAGCACCACCTTTATCTAAAGCGTTGCTTGTTGAGCCCATCATACATTTACCAATTACTCTACTACCTAACCTTAATGTTGTCTTCGTGACCCTCCAGTTGTTGAGGATGTTGTTCGGCCTCTCCCACTTCCCTGATTCATCATGGACGAGGAGTTTGAGCTTCTCTCCGTCGTAGGAGTTGTCACCCGTGTTCTTCCAATCGATGGTAGTGTCCAGTCCTGTGAGCTCCTCGGGCCTTTCACTCGTACTCGTAATGTTTCTTCTCGTAAGCTTGGATGCGGGTACACGATAGGCGAGCTCGGTTTTTGGTCTATCCATACCATCTTGTATCGGTTTGAAAAAGAACGGATAGTTAACGGATATTGGAACGACTTTATCAGTAAACATCTTTTTTGCATCAGGCCCAGACTTGGATAATATTCCAAACCTAGCATCGCTTGATATGGTTGCCATGTTAA